ACCAACTTCAATGGTGTTAAGTATCCGCTTGAGGTAAATGTGTGGATTACATTGCCACCAGAGATTGTGACTGTACCGCCAGCCATTTGTTGAGTAGCACCAGCGTAACTGATGATTACAATGCCTGATCCACCATCCCCTGCAGACGATGAATTATTAGCACCGCCACCGCCACCTGAGCCTGTATTTATAGTACCTGATGTTCCTGATGTTGAAGTTGCGCCACCATTACCGCCACCACCAGTACCTCCAGTACCTCCAGTAGTTCCAGCACCTCCTCCACCACCAGCATAAGCAACTGAAGAACCTGTGATAGAAACAGAAACACCCGAACCTCCATTACCACCAACTAATGAAGTCGCATTATTACCTACTGCTCCTGCTCCGCCACCACCTCCGCCACCATTGTCAGCCGAAGCGGCAGCACTTCCTCCGTTAAATCCTTGATTAGCCGTTCCACTTCCTACTGTTCCACTTGGATATGGATTTGTGTTTGTATTACCAGCACCGCCACCTGAGCCACCTGAACCGCCATTAGCACCAGCGCCACCATTATATCCTGCACCGCCATAACCACCACCTGTAGAAGTTACAGAAAGAAACACAGAATTAGTTCCTGAAGAACCAGCAGTATTTGCACTAGCTGCAGCAGCTCCACCAGCGCCAACAGTTACCAAGTATGTTGAATTAGTATCAATGGTTAAAGCAGATTCTAAAGAACCGCCACCGCCTGTGGCAGTAACGGATGAACGCAACCCACCAGCACCTCCACCACCACCTGAATAACAATTAGCAGTATTACCCCGACCACCCCCTGCTCCACCAGCGACTACTAAGAATTTTGCTGTCAATGAAGACAACGGGGCTAATGTGCCAGATGTATTGAATGTGTGAATGGTGTTACCGCCACTAGATGTGACTACACCACCACCGAATTGTTGTGCGCCTACGTAGGAAATAATCACTACACCTGAGCCACCGTTACCGCCAGCAAAGCTACCGCCGCCACCTCCGCCGCCGCCGAGGTTTGCCGTACCTGAAATACCATTATTAGCGCCATTAGCGCCTGCACCACCACCACCTGTTCCAGCGCTTCCGCCAGTATTAACGCCTCTGCCACCGCCGCCGCCTGCGTAAGTTACAGAAGAACCTGTAATAGATGAAGCAGTGCCATTACCACCATTACCGCCAGTGTTTGCTGATGAAGCAGTACCAACTGCACCAGCGCCACCTCCTCCACCGCCATCGTTAGAAGTAGTGGAGTTTCCGCCCGCATTACCTTGCCCAGAAGTAGCAGAACCGCCTGATTGTGAAGTTACTCCGCCTCCACCACCAGAACCGCCTGAAGCACCAGCAGACGAAGCTCCACCAACACCACCACCAACCGCTGTAGTTAAACCAGTGAAAGAAGAGTTTCCACCATTTGTTCCAACATTAGCAATACCCGACCCCCCAGCACCCACAGCGACTGTGTAGGAAAGTAATGGGTTAAGAGATGTTGTGCCTGTTAAATAACCTCCAGCACCGCCTCCGCCATTTTGTCCACCGCCACCGCCAGCGACTACAAGATAACTTGCAGTAACAGAAGATAGCCCTGTCCAGCCAAACGCTCCTAGGGCTGCTGCACCAATTTTAGATAAACGTGGCATCTATAAGACCTTAAGCGAATTTGGTTTGCGAGGCTAGGATAGTATAAACGGCAGAGCCTGTCTTGATAATAACGAATGTGTAAGAGTCTATAGAACTTGCATTACCGCTAGTTGGCGCAGATCCACCTTGCCACTTAACTGTTACACCAGAGCTTGTTCCATCTACAGTAATGGCGCTTAAATAATAAGCAGTTGTAGTATTGGTAGTAACTAAAGTGCAAGACAAAGAATCATTGGTAGTCATAGCACTATTTAAAGTAGTACCAGATGAGAACGCAAAGTTTAATGTCCAGTTGTTAGCATTGTTGGCTGTAATGTATTGAACTGCGCCAGTATTAATATAAAAGTTTGTTGTAGCTGTAGGAGCAACCGCAGTAACAGAAGCTGGCTCAATAATGTTTAGTTCCTTCATAGCGGCAGTAGAAGATGTGCCGTTAAAAGTTTGAGTTGCAGTAAAGGTCGTAGCAGTACCAGGAGCTACATAATCAGTACCAGCTGTGGCGGCAGATAACACGCCTGAAGTGCCTTTAATAACACCATTTAAACTGCCCACAGTTAGCGCAGAAAAATAGTTTGTTGCATCTACAATGTCTGTACCAGCACTATTCATTACTAAAATAGCTTTTTTGCCGTTTGGTACGGAAACACCAGTCTGACCGCTAACCAGAACAGTAACCGCAAAACCGCCAGTAGTATTGTTATAAATGAAATAAAGCTTTTTATTAGCTGGAACAATCAATTGACGACCAGCAGTCATTGCACCAGTACACTCAATAAACATATTCCGTGCAACACCTGTCGCACCATTAGGAATAGTAATGGTTTGGTTTGAGTCAGCCATTGCTTGAGTAACTACACCACTCACCGCTTGTTCAAGCAAGGTTCCAAGGTTAGTATTGGTCGTAGCTCCCCATGTACCTGACTGATCGCCAGTACCGATAAGTTCTAGGGCTAGGTTGGTTGAGTATGTAGATGCCATAATAAATCCTATATTAAGATGATGCTATTTGCGTCCAATTAGGCGTTGAACTACTATCAATTGCTGCCCAAGGTATGCTGTAAGTAATCGTATCTACTGCAGTTACAGACTCAGTAAGCGGTTGATTCATAGAAGCAAGAGTAGTCATAGACTCTGCTGTTGTAACTGTTTCTGTTATTGCTGGATACCAATTACCGTTACCTACGTTAGTTTCTAATGGAGAAACAGTTTCTGTTACCGCTAAAGCCATTGTTAAGCCATAAGTCTGTGTATCGGTAGGTTGAGTCGAAGTACCCCAAACGCCTTGACTCCAAGTGCCAGCGCCCCAGCCCGCAAGGGCTTCAGTAACGGAGACGTTATATGTTGCCATCTTAGCAAGAAGCGGTATAAGTTACGTTTAAAGTATCGCCAGACAAAATTGAGCGATTACCAGTACTAAAGTTACCTGCTGAATACAAAGTGCCAGAAGTGCCAGACTTAGTGCTGTTACTAACTAAAAACGCACCAGCGACAGTAGCCGTAGCATTAACGTTAAATGTAGCAGCGGCAGCGGCAATAGAATTGGTTGCAGTTGCAGTAAAAGTAGCAGCAGGGCGAGTAGCATTGCTATACGGTACAGTTTCAGACCAACCAGCATGAGAAGCCATTGTGTCAGATACGCTATAAGTAGGAGTTGTTGCTCCATCTACTAGACCTAAATACCAAGTTGTAATAGGTGTAGTGCCAGCAAACATAGCGTTAAGTAAAAGGGCTTTACCTACTGTTACAACAGTATTATTAAAAGTATCTGCCCATTTAACTTGTCCGTCTGCGCCTACGCAGGTAACTGTATATACGCCAGTAGCATTAGCAGACTCTTGAATCTGATTGCCACATATCAGGGATGCACCAGAATTATCGGTCGCGTTAATTTTTTCAGATTGCATGACTGCTCCTAGCTAAATCGAATAATGGCAGAACTGTAATCCGCCGTTGGAAAAGTAATTGTAAAACTTGAACTTGCTGTTTTATCACTGCCAAAATCTAGTACCGCTACCGCAGCATTTGTGGTGCCATTATAGATTAAAGCACCCCTACAGGTAAAGCTGGCGCCTGTCCAAGTCACATTATTAAAAGATACATAGGCTGTTTGCCCAGAAGAAGCTGGGACTATTGGAGTTAGCGTTTTACCGCCTGCCGTATACCCCGCACCGCTGATTTCATTAGAAGTCGTATATATAGTCGTTGCGTAAGATAAGTCCGCATTAGCCGTATATAAAGCAATTTTGTACACATAAGAAGTTCCAGAGGCGAAGTTTTCCAACCCACTTAAGCAGTTTTTCTTAAATATTGTGCATTGCCCTTGTTGAATTGTCATGCTACTACGCTTCCTCTAAGGTTAGCATTAAGTTTAGTTTGGCCATCACGATAAGCATCACCCCGCTCAAGACCATCACCCAACCGTTTAAGGAGTCCCATTGCCTCGTCATAACGCTGTCTATAAACGCCCATAGTGTCAGGGTCAGACTTCATAAATGTACCTGCTTCAAGCAAAGAACCGTATAAGAGCACAGAATCAAAGTTGTCGCCAAGCCATGTTTGACCAGTAGAAACAGTAGTAATTGATTCTGGGTAATAAAAATAATGAAGTTCTATGCTGTATCCAGAATCTGGAGTAGGGCCAACAATAAAAGACAACTCATTAACTGAAGATGTATTTGGTCCAAACAAAGCGTAATAAGCGGGAGAGCCAGTATCCGTCGGTGTTGGGTATGCTTGACGAATGAAGTTTACGTCTTTGTTTAATAAGTATGTATAGCTACCATCAGCATTAATTAAAGCCATCGAATATGTAGCTAAAAAATCTGTTGGGCAAGCTAAATACTTATTGCTAGCTGTAAGTGTCCCAATAACGTTTTTACGCAACGAGGGAATCTGCACCGTATTGTAAATACGCTGTTCTGCTTCTGAAACAAAAACAGGTATATTATCTACAAAACCCCCAGTAGAGGTATCGTAGTTTTCAGCGTAAGCCTCAAGAGCAGCTCTAAGTTGCGTATAATTCATTCGGGTTTACCCTACTAGGCCATTGGCCCACGAGACATTGTGCCTTTAGTAGCCGCACCAAAACCACGCATTTTGACGCCGTCGGTTTTTTCCTTAGATGTGCCATAGCTAACGCCATTAGGTACTGGATCTTTAAGATTAGCGTCTTTAGCGGACTTGGTATAAGCGTACTCACCAGCTTTCATAGGAGCCATACCAGCTTCTACAGAGGCGCCATTAGCTTTATAAACAGACGCATCTTTGTTTTCTTTAGCATGACCTAAAGGCATTGGCGAACTGTTTTTAGTAGTTGCTTTTGGAAAATCATTCTTAGCCATATTAACGACCTCTTTGATTAGCGGCACGAGCCATATTTTTACCCATAGCTTTCATGTTCTTATTTAAAGAACTTTTGTTAGACTTTGGACCTTTGTCGATGACTTTTTTACCATCATTAGGCATCACTTGAACTTGTGTTTTACCTTTGCTGGCTACGCCATCTGCTGCTTTTTTGTATCCCATTTTTTACTCCTAAGTTGATATTGTTACTGTACCTACCTGCCCTAATGCTACTAGGTAATTAGGCGTTAATGCTGCATCAAAACTACTTGCCCCACCTACCGGTGCCCAACCCCACTGGAACACCCTACTACCTCCAGATATATTACCTAAAACATCTAAGCCTGATGCTATATAACTAATATCCGGTCTTGGCTCCCGTACCGCTTGTGGATCACTAACTGGGTACATACCTAACTGCAACTGCGGCTGGTCTGGATCCCAACATGTGGGGCATACCTTAATATTATATATCTTTGTCTTAAGTACTTGCTTCTTTAGCTCTTTTAGCTTATACCGCTGTCCGCACCTATCGCACTCGGCGATGGAAAACTTACCCGAAGAATATTTACTAGGCATAGCTTACCTTAATAAAACAACTGTCTTGGTACGTACCTATCCGCAGCTTTATCTCTATCCTCTTGTGAAGCCAATAGCCATTGTTGTTCGTATTCAGACTTTAAAAACATTACTCTTTCGGCGGCTACTTCTGGTTTTTTAGCTGCAATCATAAATGCTAAACCAGCCACTAAACACGTAATAAAACGGAAAGGAATGTCTTGCACATTTACACCACTACCAGCATCTTGTAACCTACGCAGTCGCCAGTAAATAAAAGTATAGGGGCCGCCGCCGTCACCTGTAGGCCATACGTTAATATTGGGCAGGTTCTGAATGGATATAGCTGCGCCAGTCGTA